AAGCAGGCAAAATTCCACTTATTAACATTTGAGCAATATATTCTTTGGTATTTTTGTTGGTGTCGGTGCCATAACATATGCTACTTATCTTCACACCGATGATTTTTACTTCAGTGTTTGGCGGTACAATAACTATAATACCGGCATTTGTAACACACCTTGTGGGATAATCAAATTGCGTGGTTAATGCCTCACCAACCAATCCACCCATTTTGACATTAGCAGGCGGCAAGCCTCTTGGAACCTTTTTGTTTAAAAAATCATCTTGATTTGGTTTACGTTTATCAACATTATCAATTGAGTTACTGCTGTTTTTCTTTCGTGATTCGTCACTATACAAGCTATTTCCTGTGCTGCTGCGAGAAGACCTAGTTGCACTAGATTGATATTTTCTAATATTTTTTATAAAGAGATCTCTAACTAGAACTTCTTCAACAATAAATGTCACTATATACCCCTGAGTGGAAATTAATTCAATTGGAACTTTTCTTGCTAAACTTAGTTGATATAGCAAAGAACTCATGTTTATAATTTTACGCATGAGTAATTCTATAATGGTGGGTGTTATCATCAGTTGTTCTTTGGCAATAATAATATTTCTTTGTTCATTAAATGCTTCAAAATGCACTCTAGGAATGGATGTTTTTAGTTCCGATAGTTTTTCAAAAATGGCATCTCGTTCTTCAGCTGGTAGAGTATCAATGTCTACAGCGACGGCCTTTTCAATTACTTTGATTTCGGTCATCACACCGATCTTCTTATCTATATACTATATCTTCACCTATAATACAAAATTAAAAAAACATGCGATGTGATATAATTGTTATATTGAGGATTTTAAATTAAATAATCAAGTATACTATTTGTATCACAACAACAGCACTTTGTATTTACTTCAGTTAAAAAAATCAATGTCGCAAAATAAGTCTCAAAAGTTATCCAAGGTTAATAAGGTTCCCACAGAGGAACCTCAGCCTGCTGAACAGCCTAATTATGAAATTAATGTTCCGTATATTACTTCAACGATGAAAAAATATATTAATCAGGGTGTAAAGCGAGATTTTGTAAAGGAACTTGAATTTCTTTACAACTTACTTTCGCCGGTTAATATTCGCATGCGAGTTGAAATTATTGAAGAAGAAAATGCAGCACATGCTGTGCAGTCTCGTAAAGGTAAGAAGAAGAACAAGGTGTTGGATGAGCCTAACTTCTCTCATTTCTCTGGCGTAACTGGCGGTCGCATTATTCTTACTCAAAATCGTAATAAGAGCAATTTTAATTATCCACTGGCCTTTGAAGCAAACGGTCTGGTTCTTGATTCAAAAAATTATGATGTGCTGTGCATGCCCGCACTGGCATTTAATCCTAAAGTAAATCGACGAGAAATTATTGATAATTTTGCTAGCTATACTATTTATCCAGTATTTGATGGAACTACTATCAATCTCTATTATTACGAAGATGAATGGATTATGTCGTCGACTAATGGATATGAGATTGATGATTTTAAGTGGATGGGTGAAAAGACATATCGTCAGGCGTTTGATGAAATTGTTGCATTATATCCGGAGTTTTCTCTTGATAAGTTGCAAAAGAATTATTCTTACACTATCGGATTTCGCTTTTCTGATTTTCATCCCTTTATTGCGGATAAGCCTAGAGCGTGGTTTATTCATGCATATGATCGTAGTGCATATAAGTTGGTGGATGCAAATATTGGGCTGCCTCAGCAGTCCCCAATTTCTATTGCTGATATTATGAAAACAACAAACCCCACTGGAGAATCCATTTCATATAAGCCGGGAGAAGTTTATGAAGCTATTACAAATATCAATGCAACATCTATTGATACTTATATGGCAACATTTACTAACAACAGCAAACGCATGCCCGATATTAATACGCAACTGGAAATGGTCAAGAAGATGGCCAGTTCACTTAAATCTGATCAAGAGATGCATCCTGCAATCAACTATGGATTTATTTTGCGTTCTAATGCGTTACCTGGTAAGTATTGTTCAAATGTTATTATGGAGTCGGAACTTCTCAAGAAGATTCGATTGTATATTTATAATCTTCCGAAGGGCCCTATGCTTAAAGAACTGGAATCACGCGGTGTTAAGCTAGATCAATCTACTCGAACACACTTCTTGATTTTGCGTAATTATTTGGATCGCACCAATCGTGACTCATTCTTGCGCTTGTTTCCAAATTTTAATACTGAGGTTTTGCGATATGAATCCATGTTTAATTCGGTATCTACTCGAATTCTTCAGTATCTTAAGAATCGTAAAACAAAGAGCCTGCCTGTAAATGATGCAGATCCTGCAGCAATTATTGTTGATAAGATTGCAAAATGCCTAAGTGTTAGTATTTCTCGAAATGAACAAATGAATCCACATGATATTGATACACGAGAGATTATTTATGATCTTATTGTAAATGAAAAATATATTGATCTCTACTATAACGTTTTGTATTAATTGCACAAATAACACAATTTAATTATATACTGTAAATCATAACATAGCAATATGTTATTTTTTAATAATTGACTTTTCAAAAACATATATAAAAATATAAAAATATTATTTTGCATTATACAATATACATTATTGTGATAACCATGGAAGACTCTCACTGTGATAAAGCGTTGGAGCATTTTAAATCTCGTTCCCAGCGACCTAACACACATGCTAAAACTAATTCTGCGTCAACTGCACGTAATGTTGCATATGATAGCGATTTGAAGGATACTGTGGATCAAGCTACTTGGACTCATGTTGGCACATCACCCGTTGTCACACAAAATAATCAGCTTCAGGCTCGCCGCACCGCGGTATTTACCATGAGTGACAATTAAATTAATTGTGCATACAAAGTTATCAATTAAATATCAAAAAAATAACAATATTTTTTGATATTTAATTAATCGTATTATTGATTATTATGATGAGGGTAAATATCATATCAAAAAATGGAGAAAAGTAAAAATAGAGAAAAGTAAAAAAAGAGAAAAGTAAAAAAGAGAAAAGTAAAAAAAGAAAAAGTTAAGTAAATTTGAACTCAGTGCTCGAACGCATTGAGTGTTGATCAATTAGCACTCTCAGTGTCCTGATCGATCGGCGCCGCGGTCGGCACGTTGTTTGGCTTGACGTGGCGGTAGAGGCACTTGTTGCCGAAAGGGCATTTGCCGTCGTTAACGCACAGAATCTCTTTCTGTGCGATAAACATACGATCTCCCGCGAACGTGTGGCGCTTGCCATCGACGTCCTTGCGCGTGCAGCTATTGCCGAAGCGGCAGAGAGGAACGAAATTCTCCTCGCCCTCATGGCCAGTGCAGAAGAGGCGATTGCAAGCGTTGCCCAAATTGCAATTCTTGTGCACCTTCTTGCATCCCGGCACCATGCAGAGATTGCCATTGAGCTCGTGAGTGCACGTGCACTTCTTGTTCGGATCGGACAGGTGTTTGTTGTGGAACTCGATCGCTTGAGTAGTCTTGCGCTTAGGCGGCGCGCTTGATTTGGTGGACGAAAGAACGATGGTGGACATCGCGCTTGAGTTGGCGGCCGTCGTGCTTGAGTTGGCAGCCGTCGCGCTTGAGTTGGCAGCAACCACCGCCCAGTTTGTTGTCTTCGGCTCCGCGGGGCGGACCGTCGGAATAGGACTGTGCTCAGGTCCGAGGTCAGCAACCAGCTGAAGTTTTGCGAGCATCTCCTGATGATCTCGCTCCTTGTCGGCGATCTCCTGCTCTTTGGCGATGAGCTCCTGCTCCTTGGCGGCAAGCTCCTGCTCCATGCGCGCCTTGTCAGCGGAAGCCTTTGCGATCGATTTCTCTTTTGCCTGGGCCTGGTTGATCAGTTGCTTTTGCTCCTCAATTGCGGAGAGGCGCGCAGCTTTCTTGGCCTCCTCAAGTGCACGCTGTTGCGACTTGAGTTGGCTCGGGGTGAGCTGGTTCTCGAGACTGTCGAGCTGCTGAGCAAGCTCGAGATCGATCTTCTCCTGCTGCGCGATCGCAGCGAGTTGTTGATCATTCTCCTGTTGCACGATCGCCGCGATCTGCGCATCTTGCTTCTGACTCTCCATCTCCTTGGCGGTCGTCAAGATCACGGCCAGACTCTCGGGAGTCATGTCATCGCAGAACTCGAACAAAGTTGCGATCAGCTTGGGGTCGGTACCGAAGATACCGAACGCGAGACGGTACGCATCTCCTTGATCGAGCTTGAGCCAATTAGGATGCATGAAGCCGTTTTTGGCGGCGCGGTTTGCGGCAGCCAGGACAGTCTGCGCGCTCGGAGCGGGTTGAACGGATTTCTGCTCAGTCGAGGAAGAAGCCATGGTTGAATAAAGAACTTGATAAAGAAACTTTAGGTTGCGTGTGAAATTTGGAACACTAATCTATACACAGGTGATTTTCAATTTTTTCTCATATGCAAGTACAGTGTAATATAGGCTAATTTGGCAATATAGACATTTGCTTATTTCTAAGTGTTTTATAATTGAGACTGTTGTGATGAAATTCACAAAAAAGAAAAATTGTGAGGTTTTATTCCTCACTTAGTTGAACTGCTGCACAATTCAGTTGTGGTTGAATTGGCAGCCGCAAACCGCGCCGCCGCAATTCGGTTTGTTGCAGTCGACAAACGCACAGAGGCTGACACCGTCGTGCGCTCTCTTGCAATTGGCAAGATGGCAATGTTCGCCGAATCGGCAGTAGTTCTTGCGCCCCGCAGGATGCTTGCAGCGACACTGTTGGAAGTTGCAGTCGTCGCCGAGAGGGCACACGCCGTGATTTGTGGCTTCGCAGTTGTAGTTGTAGCACGGAAGTCCTTTCTTGTGGAATAGGCAGTTTCCGCTGACTTCTTCGCAGTACTTCGTGAAGCGGTCGTCTGTGTTCTTCTTCTGTTGCGACTGAGACGCCTCAACGAAGCTCACCACTGTGCGGCAGCCAAGAGGATCGAGTGGCATGTTCGCTTTCGCGACTCGGCTGAAACCTTCGAGAGTCTTGGCACTAATTGCCGAGTGAATCGGACCCAGGTTTGCACTCATCTCGACGCATCTTGCAAGAATTTTTTCTGCTTCAGTCTTCTTGGCTTCGGCTGCAGTCTTCTTGGCTTCAGCAGCAGTCTTCTTGGCTTCAGCCGCCGCCTGATCGGCTTCGGCTTTCAGACGATCCGCTTCAAGAGCTTGCGCAAGTCGTCGTGCTTCATCTTCAGCACGACGAATCGCCGCGGATGCCGCTGCGATGGTCTCTCGGTTCTCTTTCTCCGCCTTTTTGTCCTTGGCGATTTGGTTCTTGCGATCTTTCTTTCCAGTGATCGTGGTAAAGTTGGTAGCGTCGACAGTGGTCTTGGTAGCGTCGACAGTGGTGGTCTTGGTAGCGTCGACAGTGGTCTTGGTAGCGTCGACAGTGGTGGTCTTGGTAGCGTCAACATTGTACTTGGTCAAAGCCTCGATGATGAACTCGACTCGCTTTCCGATCAGATCAAATTTCGCAAGTCGCTCCGAAGCTTCCTCGGAATTTTCGAGGGCTTGCAAAAATGCGGCTTTTGAAAGCTCAACCTGAATTTTCTTCGACTCTTCAAAAGAGTTGTTGCTTGACATCGTTTTGAACTTGTTGTCTTGTTTTTGGTCTTGTTTTGAGGCTGGGCCAGTTATGAGTAACTAGAACCATACAGACCTCTATTTCAATTTTTTCCCTACCCTATTAATAGGTAAAAAAAGCCCAATTATACTAATTTAGCCTATAATAATACCATATACCTACTATTCGTAGGTATACCAGCATATAAAGGCCTAGCTATAATAATGAAGCCTGTCGTAAATGGTTCAAATGCTTTATCTCATCCCGTAGTTTATTGCTTTTTCTTGTTACTTCTAGTATAAAATTTGAACATTGCCCTGCTATACAAGAATCCCGTCTTTTACCACATTCATACGTCCTTTTAAATTCTTCAAGTCCATTGAGCGTTGCTATTATGGCATCATGTATTTTTACCAATGAATTATACCTTATTTCATATAACTCTATGTCCCTTACAGTTAAAATAGGGCGAGGAGGCGGTGGAATCTCATCAGAATCATTAAGTGACCCCGATGCACCAACTGGCATAGAATCTAAACGCCCATCCGTAAGCAAATAATTATAACAATCATATATAGCAAGATATTTAGATTCAATTATGCGTTCTGCAAATTCATATGCAGTTCCTATACGATCAGCAAAACGCATAAGTGCTTTATGTCGATCGTCTCCATTTAGTGTACGAGAAATAGAGGTAACTATAGACTGCTCTTGTAAATTAATATAGTCCGTAGTTGTATCAACTACTTCTCCGTGTTTATACTTAGAAATTGTAGATAAATCATATAAAATTTTAGTTAATGAAGCGTCAGTAAAACTCATTTATGCAATAATATACTTTTATATAAATATTAAAATTCAAAAAAAAATACAACTAAAATTCCACCCAAAAAAATATTTTTTATTTTTAATTTTGCAAAGATTACTATTTTTTTGTTTGGATGCCTACAGCATCTCTGAGTTCTTTTATTAATAATCTTTGCTTCTTTACTTGTTCTACAATAAAGTTAAATTTAGTCTCCAGATCATCTCGTTTTTCAGACTCGATTACCAGTTCGTTCCTGATTTCATCTAAGTCTTGTGTTTTTTTGGCTAATTCTCTCCTAATCAATTGAATTTCTATAACGGCACTTGGATTTATGCGTTTAAATAGAAGCTTGACTTGCGAGAGTTTAACCCACCACACTGTGCGATTACGAGATGGACCTGTTCTTTTATTTTCTATACATATTTCTACGGTTGCGTTGTCATTTCGATACTTTTTCAAGTATCCTCCTGAATGGTATGTACCATCTATTGTAATGTATCTAACTTCGCTACCAATAGGCAATCTTTCATAATAGTCTCTAGGTACCAAAATGTGTTCATGTAAATGTGATCTTACGTCTTGAAAGGTTAAAGCAATATGGGTTTGTGTGAGACTGTGCGTGATGTTGAGGGGTTTTTCGATTAAAGTATCGAGGGTTGCAACATTCTCATCTACTGCACCTACATATGTTTGTTCTTTTAAGGATCTGTCACTATGACCATTTGTTTCCGCAACATTAGATAAAGATACCAAATTGGAAGGCCCTGTTTGATCATTTATAGCTTTGTTTCCGATAGAAAGTATGTTATAATTCATTTTCTGGATTAGTTTTTGGATATAATCATTGATAATAATTCTTTAATTGGATCATTATAAATACACCAACAATTTCTTGTTAATGTATTTTTAGCTATATCTTATTTTTTAAGCTTAATTTATACATGTTAAGACCTAACACGTACAAATTCTAACTCAATCACCATCAAAACCTCCACCGTATCGATGAGATTTAGCATTTATTGATTTTAACCTTAATAATACTGAAACCGTAATTGGCATTAGTCTATTATGCTAAAAGAACTTTATCCAGTATATTGAGATTTAGAGATTCAAATGTATAGTATGCCCAAATTCAATTTTGGATTTATATATAGTTATCATATGTATAATTAGAAAGAGATTATATTTACTTAAATATATACTAATATATAAATTTGATACCTCGCCAATGAATTCACAGAATTCACCTCCGGAGATTGAAGATAAAGTAGGTATTGCTGGACTTGCATTATATCCAAAGTTATTTAACATAAAAAATAAAAAAGTTAAACAGCTTCTTGATAACTTAACAACTCGAATTTCAGCATTTCGTCGTATTTATCAAAATGTTCAAGACTTAAAATATTTGTGTCAAATTCCTGAAAGAGGGTTAATAACTACTGTATTTAAAATAACGAGATTTGAAGATAAAAAAGAAGGAAGTGGTGATGTGGATGATGTTAATATTGAGTTTTTAGATTCAGATGAATATATAGGTGCTAATGATTCTACTAGCTGTATATACGGCTATTTGTATAGCGAATATAAAGATGACAAAATCGAACATAAATATATTTGCACAGGAGGTACTTATACTTCCCAAGATGGAGAATATCGTAAAAGATTTACACCATTTAATAAGCTTGAAAATGTTAAAAAAGATTTTCCAAAACAATGGGAGTTTGTAGAAGAATTAATAGTATCTAAAATGAATGATGGAGACATTCAATTAAATGCAGACTTCTTTTTCCCTTCAACTATAGATGAAGAATCAAGAAGAATTTTTA